AAAACTCATAACAAAAACATATAAATTAACTTTATATAGATTATAAAACTTGGACACAAAACGACCGGGTTCAGAAATGTTTAACATAGATATTTTAGTAGATGCTTTTAAAGATAACAATGCAGTAAAAAATTTAATTAGAAATATAACAGATGATGATACGGGTGTAAAATACGTACACCTAAAAGGATTGACCAGCGACGAAGACGAGCTGCTGCCAGATCAAGAAATAGGTAGTTCAGGGCCGGGCGGATCCAAAAGTCCCAGAGATACAGTAAAATCTATGGCTAAAAGAGCAGCTGGTAAAAGATTATAATCAGTTGTTTTCTAATAATAAGTATGCTATAATCAAATAGTATGCTAAATCCTAAATATAATTACAAACAAATCACCAGAGAAAATTTAGATGGGAGACGTTATTACACTACCCCAACTGGACAACGAGTTCCTAGTGTAACAACCATTCTAGATCGTACTAAACCGCAAGAAGCCCGACAGGACTTACAAGAATGGCGTCGAAGGGTTGGCGAACAACGAGCCCAACAAATTACCACTGAAGCTGCCGGCCGTGGTACTCGTATGCATAAATGGTTAGAAAATTACATTCAAACCGGAGATCCTGGCTCTCCGGGTACTCATCCAGAGAGTCAACGCAGTCATCGGATGGCAATGAAAATAATTGAACAAGGATTCGCCAATGTTGACGAAGTTTGGGGCAACGAGGTTCCACTGTATTTTCCGGAATTATATGCTGGGACCACAGACTGTGTGGGAGTTCATGCAGGCCAAGAAGCTATATTAGATTTTAAACAAACTAATAAACCTAAGCGTAGAGAATGGATTGATGATTACTTTTTACAACTGACCGCATATGCTCTTGCTCACAATGAGGTACACGGTACTAACATACGCAAGGGTGTAGTTATGATGTCAGTTAAGCCAGAGGATGATTCTGATCCAGTCTATCAAGAATTTGTTTTAGAACCTGCAGACTTTAATCATTGGACAACTCTCTGGTGTGATCGCGTAGCCGAGTACTATCGCATACGGTAAATACTTTAAACAAGGATAGTCAATGGCAGTCACGCAGATTTCTCAGGTTCAAGTTCGTCGAGGATTGATGCAGGATTTAGGACAGTTAACGTCGGGCGAATTTGGCTGGGCTGTCGACGAACTACGTCTATTCATTGGTAATGGGCCTGTAGTAGAAGGTGCGCCATATGAAGGAATTACAGAAGTTGTTACATTAAAGAGTTTACAAAACTTTTATAGCGGTGGTGGCAGTGGTTTAACCGGTTTATTATCGTTCCCATACACGTTTAAGGGGTCGGACGGTGGGTATGATGTTCAAACTGACATAGTTGTTACACCCCCTCATTCTCGACCGTTACAGAAAAAGTTAGATGACACAGTTAACGTAAAAGATTTCAATGCTCAAGGCAATGGCATTACAGATGATTATGCTGCAATACAAAGAGCTATCGATCAGATTTATAATAGGAAAACATCAACAATTCCTAGTGCTACCAGACGAGTGATAGAATTTGCACCAGGTATCTATAATATAGAAAATGAGCTGACTATTCCTCCTTACTGTGTGCTTAGAGCAGGTGGTCGTGGGAGTGTTACAATTAGACAGATCAGCACAGCAGCTACTTGTATTTTTAGATTGTCTAATAGTTTAGGTAACTATGATGCCTCATTGGTAAATGGAGTGGTTCCTGGCCAAGTCGAAATGCAGGGAATTAGATTTGAAATTACTAGTAGTATTAATAGAGTAATAGGAATAGTCGAATCGGCAACCAATGTATTGTTTGATAGATGCCAATTTGTTGGCAGTAGAAGTTTTCCAACAACAGACACCAATACTCATTGTTTGTTGATTAATAGTAATTATCGAGAATCAGGCGGTATAAAATTTGTTAACTGTGATTTTTCCGGAATGGATACAGCAGTAACAATTCAAGACAATTATCAATTAAATGGGATAATTTTTGATAGTTGTAGTTTTTATAACTGTTTGAAAGGTATAGTAGCCCGCACTAATAGAAGTCGTAGTTACATGGGCCTAAAAGTAATAAATTCGGCCTTTAATAAAATCAAAGAGCAAGCACTGTTGACTTTAACTAATGTTACAGGAGTATCAAGTACCACCAATACCTACCTAGATGTAGGTACCAACTATTCTTTAACAAATGTCAATGTTTCAACAGTTGCCATTACCGCAGTTGCAACAAGCGTAATCAAATTTGGCGGTGATAATAGCTATAGTTTTGGTGATATGTTCCTAAGGCCTTTTGACAAAGAGTTTGATGTACCCACAGTTGAACATGCTAGTTCTGAAGTTATCAGTATAGATACATCTTCAGGCTTAAAATTAGGTAGCAGGTATCAAACCATTGGAAAGAGTTATCTATTACCAGGCGGCAATAATAACTATATTCCCATTCCTGCGAAACTATTAGGTGGAACCATACATTATACTATTGAAAGATTACAGCGTTTTAGATCGGGTGTTATAACATATACAGTTGATACACTAGGTAATATTGTTTGTTTTAGAGACAGCTATACACAAGTATCTAGCACAGATGTAATAATCGAAATGTATTACACTCCAATGGCTGGTTTAGGTACCAATCCAAGACCAGTTATCAATGTAAAGACAGTAAATGTAGCCTACGGACAGACTGTTTTTACATTTGATATTAAATCCCAAGATTTTAAAACTCTAACAGATTCATCAGTACAAATTCCAAATTTATCATTTATTCTATAAAATATGTGGAATCTCAAACCCGAAGAACGCCTTCGAGAATGGCGTGCATTTCGTTCCGATTGTAACAACAAAACACTGGATTTGATGCTGGCAGATGTCAGTAAACTTTGGAGTTATGCTCCTTATGTTACACATTATCTTAGTCCAGATTTATTAGAAGAATGGCCAGATCCCTGGATGTTAGTGCATGAAAATTATTATTGTGATCTTGCTAAGGCACTAGGAATGTTTTATACTATATACTTGACAGATCATTATCAAAAAACGGTGGATAGTTTAGAAATTCGAATTTATAAAAATCGAGACACACATGACACAGTAAATACTGTCTGGGTCAATCGTGGAAAATATATACTTAATTTGATATTCGACACTGTAGTAAATAAAAATCTCGTCGATGAAAATTTCGTACTAAAGTACAAATATAATATCAATGATCTTAGTCTCGATTTGAAATAAGAAGGAAAATCAATGTCCCCTATAAATGTTATTAAGCGAAGTGGCCGGGCAGTACCGTTAGATATTGCCAAAATACAGCGACAGGTCAGTAATGCCTGTAGAGGTATCGATGGTGTCAGTCCGAGTATGATTGAAATAAAAGCCCAATTGGAATTTCATGATGGAATGACCACTCGAATTATTGATCAATTATTATTGCAGGCTATGGTTGGCTTGATCGACGAAACCGAAAACCCAGAAATAAACAATGTAAATTATCAATATGTAGCAGGGCGACAGCGCCTAAGTATGTTACGCAAAGAAGTATTTGGTGATTATGATCCCCCTCGTCTTTACTCAATAGTGAAGAAGAACGTTGATGCCGGAATGTATACCCCGGAACTGCTAGAGTGGTATACCGAAGACGAATGGAATATCATCGATTTGTTTATTGATCATCAAAAAGATGAGAATTATACCTATGCAGCTATAGCTCAAATGTGCGAAAAATATCTAGTGCAAAATCGAGCCAATGGCAAAATATTTGAAACACCACAGGTTAGATACGCTGTGGCAGCAGCGACGGCATTTCATGCTGAGCCTAAAGAAACAAGACTTAAATTAGTAAAGGAATACTATGAATGTGCCAGCGATGGTCAGTTCACTCTTGCCACTCCTGTGCTCGCTGGTTTGGGGACTACGACAAAACAATTTAGTAGTTGTGTGCTTATCAGTAGCGATGATACTCTTGATAGTATATTTGCAGCTGGTGAAATGATGGCCAAATATGCCAGTAAACGAGCCGGAATTGGCTTGGAAATTGGCAGAATTAGACCCTTAGGTGCACCGATTCGCAACGGTGAGATCAAACACACGGGTCTAGTACCTTTTATGAAGAAATGGTTCAGTGATCTACGCAGTTGTAGCCAAGGTGGTATTCGTAATGCTAGTTGTACAGTGACCTTCCCCATTTGGCACGCACAGTTTGAAGACCTTATTGTACTAAAGAATAACCAAGGCACCGAAGAAACTCGTGTCAGGCAAATGGATTATAGCGTAGTAGTCAATGCTATGTTCTGGCGTAGGTTTAAAAACGGTGAAAACATTACCTTGTTTGATCCGCACGAAGTGCCTGACCTGTACGAAGCGTTCTATAGGAACACCGAGGAATTCGAAAGACTTTATCTAGCCTATGAACAAGATAAGACAAAAAAGAAGAAAGTATTACCAGCGGATGAGATATTCAAAAATGGCATTCTTAAAGAGAGAACTGATACAGGCAGAATATATCTTGTCAATATCGACAACGTTATCGCGCAAGGCCCGTTTGATACGCGACTTGATCCCATATATCAATCAAATTTATGCCAGGAAATATTACTACCCACCCGCCCTTTCCAAAGAATTGAAGATCCTCAAGGACGAATTGCTCTTTGCACTCTTGGGTCAATCAACTGGGGTAGTTTCCGTAATCCGCAGGATATGCGAAAGGCCTGTAGGATATTGGTTCGCAGCCTAAGCAATCTTTTAAACTATCAAGACTTCCTGAGTGTACAGAGCGAATTGGCTAACAAGGACTTTGAACCACTTGGGGTTGGCATCACTAATCTTGCCTATTGGCATGCTCGTAAGAGTCTCAAGTACGGCGAACCAACTGCTCTAGCGGAAGTTAAGCGTTGGATGGAACATCAGGCCTATTACCTAACCGAAATGAGTGTAGAATTGGCTGAGCAGCGCGGTGCTTGCAGTAAGTCGGCGCAGACCTACTACGGTAGGGGAATTTTCCCCTGGGAGCGTCGAGCCCAGGCAGTTAATGAGCTAACGGATTTCACCCCAAGTCTTGACTGGGAACCTTTACGTGCTAGACTACTTCGATCGGGTATACGCAATGCTACATTGATGGCTGTGGCTCCTGTTGAGTCTAGTTCAGTGGTATTAAATTCAACAAATGGCATTGAATTGCCCATGGAATTAATTAGTGTAAAAGAATCAAAGGCGGGGTCTTTTGTTCAGGTCGTTCCCGAATATCGCCGCCTTAAGCAACGTTATCAACTAATGTGGGATCAACGTGATTGCGGAGATTATTTAAAAACTGCCGCAGTTCTCGCCGTATATATTGATCAAAGCCTCAGCACTAATACATTTTACAATCCTGCTTATTTTGCTGATAACAAGGTACCGGGCACATTGATTGCAGGAAATTTAATGAGAGCACACAGGTGGGGATTAAAAACAGTCTATTATAGTTTGATCAATAAAGTTGGATCTAAGTCTTTTTTAACTACTACCACTACTAACAGATTAGTTACACCCGGCAGCGAATATCAATTCTTACCAGATATGGCAGTTCAAGAGGAAGACTGCGAATCATGTAAACTATGACAGAAAATCAAATTATAGTTAGAGCTATTCTAGATCAATGGGGTATTCCTGAAAATTATATCCCTACAGAAAATATGGCTGATATGACAGTTCGTGCCTTAGAGTGTGAAAACATTCTTAATGTACGAATTAATGAACACGGAGTTATTGAAATAGAGTTTTACGAAGATGAGCAAAGCACAATATAACTTACAACGACAGACAAATTACTTGAAACGACAGATGTTTCTAGATCCTGAGGGTCCGGTTACGGTACAACGTTTCGAAGAAGTTAGATACCCAAGGATAGCAAAATTTGAAGAAACTGCTAGAGGTTTCTTCTGGGTCCCTGAAGAAATTACATTGACCAAAGATAAGATCGATTTTAAGGAAGCCACTGATGCTGTTCGACATATTTTTACCAGCAATTTACTACGTCAAACCGCACTAGATAGTATACAGGGTCGTGCTCCGGCTCAGATTTTCAACCCAGTAGTCAGTGTTCCTGAATTAGAAGCTCTTGTAAACAATTGGAGTTTCTTCGAAACCAATATCCATAGTAAAAGCTACAGTCATATTATACGCAATGTGTACGGTGTGCCAAAAGATGTATTCAACACCATTCACGACACTAGAGAAATTGTTGATATGGCTGCTAGTGTAGGACGTTACTACGATAGGCTACATGAAATAAATTGCCTTAAAGAGCTAGGCAAACCCGATGTCAATGAAGAAATGCATATCCGAGCGATTTGGTTAGCACTGAACGCAAGTTACGCTTTAGAAGCCTTCCGCTTTATGGTATCGTTTGCCACAAGCCTGGCTATGGTAGAGAATAGAATATTCATTGGTAACGGAAACATAATTGCCTTAATTTTACAGGACGAGATCTTACACGCCGAGTGGACTGCCTGGATAATAAATCAGATAGTTAAAGATGATTCTAGATTTGCTCGTATTGCTGTTGAATGTAGAGAAGAAGTCTATAAAATGTATATGGAGGTGATTCGAGAAGAAAAAGAATGGGCGGATTATTTGTTCAAAAAAGGCGTTGTTATAGGTTTAAATGCCCAAATACTTCGAGATTTTGTTGATTATACGGCATTTACAAGATTACGTGACATAGGCATTAAATACCTGGAAGAGCATCCTAAGATAACTCCAATTCCTTGGTTCAACAAGCACGTTAACATAAATAAAAAACAAACCGCTTTACAGGAATCCGAAAGTACCAACTACGTCATTGGAGTAATGTCGGAAAATGTAAATTATGCAGAGTTGCCTGATATTTAAGGAGATTCCATGGCAAAAATTGATGAGGAACGAATTCTTGTTCGTGTTAGTTTACTAATTAGAGATACAGCCAGTGTTGGTAATATTACAATTGTTTCACCACAATTAATACAAGATGTTGAAGAGTATGTAGCAAATCAAATAGCGACTAACTTTACTGGCATAGAGGGAATTATTGTTGAGGCGAGAGATGCAACCAGCTGGTCAATAACTGTACCGCCATTGGTTCCTACTTACTCAGTATCACCTAGTGTAACCACTGTGGCCGAGGGTAATTCTGTGGTATTTAGTATTACTACCACTGCTGTTGATGATGCCACCACTTTATATTGGACAGTGTTAGGTCATAGTGCTAACCTGGCTAATATTGATTTTGGTGGTAATTTAAATTCAGGTTCGGTTACTATCAATGATAACTCTGGTAATATAACATTAACACCGGTTGCAGACGGAACAGTAGAAACCAACGAGATCTTTGCTTTACAACTAAGAACGGTCAGCATAGGTGGAAATGTAGTTGCCACTTCGGCGAATGTTACTATTACGGACTAATGCCTAATAGTTTTGTTGTAAATTATCTTATGATTAGTGTAAGCAAACTAATTAGAGATGAAGATGCTTTGTCAAATATTTTATTAGTGGACGGTAATTTGGTCACTTCCACTAATAATTTTATTGCAAATACTTTTATTCCTCTGTATACTACAGCCTACGCTAATTCTATAATGAGTATTGAAAGTTTTAAATACGATGATTAAGGATCAATATGCCTAAAATACATGAAGAACAATTGGTAATCAAGTTTTATAAATTAAAAAGAAATAATGACGATTCTACAGAAATCATCGGTGATGAGTTAACACAAGCTCTCACATCTGTGGTAGAGGAATTAGTAGGTGATAGTATTGTTGTAGAAGTTGAGAGTGTAAAATGATAACAGTATACAGTAAGGCAGATTGTCCATTTTGCGATCGTGCAAAAAATTTATTACAACTTAAAGGTATAGATTTCACAGAGATTCGTGTTGACCTTGATCCCCGAGCACGCCAGTTTGTAATAAATGAAGGACATAGATCTGTGCCTCAAATTTACAAAGATGGTGAGCTGTTTGTTTCTGGCGGATACAAAGGATTAACCACCTTGGACGAGTCTATATTTCAACAATTAAGGGAAACTCAAAATGTTAATTGAAAACAAATTTGCCAATGGCGATATTATCAATCTTAAACTAGTTTCAGGAGACGAAGTCGTCGGTGAGTTAATAGAATCGAGCACAGTGGGGTACACTCTAAAAAAACCCTGTGTAGTAATTACCAGTAGTGAGGGTATTGGATTAGTTCAAGCTATGTTTGGTCTAGATCCTGATAAAGAAAATCTTTTTTATAAAGATTCACATGTGATTACAACCTGTAAGACTCACGAACCCATGCGTGATCATTACTACAAGGTTACGACCACAGAATAAAATAAATGCCAAGGACACGCTTGTATGCAGGAAAAAATGACGCCATTACAAACCTTAGCCTTGGCTGGAATCTTACAGAATTCTTTAGAAAATACTAAACAATGCTTTTCCTTATCGTCTGATTTACTTACAGCTATAAGTAATTTCGGACAAAGTCCATTTGCAAGTCTGTCGCAGAATTGTTTAAACTCTAATGGACCAAATGTTATTGCTGCTATTAAAAATATGCCAGGTTTCTTAACTGGATATGTTCAAGAACAATACAAATCTCAAGTTCCTGGTAATATAGATATTGATTATAATAATTTAATAAATGGGTTATTGACACAATCCACCAATCTCACTAAAATAGGTAAT